CTGGGTGGAGGTCGGCCCGTATTTTATGTCATCTTGTGTTCTGCTAAGGCTTTGCTTTGATTTCTCCAAATAACGTCTTTTTGCGTCGGGATTATCCAAAATTTCTCCAAGAGTCTCTTCATTCGTACTGGCCGATTGATTCCAAGGTGGTGTATTGTATTGTTGTCTACTTACTGCTGCCCACCCCTTATTTATTTCATAGTACCAAAAGGTATCAGTTTCAATTACTTTGAAATTACCTCGTGGGGTTTTAACAGATTTATTACCACCTCTAGTTAAGTTTTTTGTTACTGGCACACCATCTTCCCATTTCTTGTTAGTGAATTGCGCTTTCAATGATCCACCGTTACCTGTAGCCGTATAAACTTTCGCTTTCCTACCTTCACCACGCATTTCCTTTACAAATGATGTAACTGCATCTTCCTTTAGGTCGACCTCTTCATTCGTACTATGGGGAATAAGATGCTTACCATGTGCCGTTGCTGCACCCAGTCGATACTTAATGTGTTTCACATCTAGACCCACCGGCTGGACATTATACTTACCGTTGCCGTGATCGTGAATTATCTTATGCTTTATGCCTTTGTGTGGACCCTTTGATGCAATAACCGTATCGCCTACCTTATGGGCTGTTGCCGCTTCGTCAATATCATAGTCCTCGCCATGCATCTTCTTTTCAGCCTTGCGGCCTCGCTCTCCACCACCCTTCGGATTTTTACTCTTCAGCGTCATCTTCCCTTTGGCACTACCACGCGCAGCACGAGGAGGGAGCTTTTCAATCTTTCCACCACGCTTGACAAAACCAGATACCGTATCTTCTTCTTCATCAAGTTCAGGATCATATTCTTCGTCTGTTGGATCCCAGCCCTTTGCTAGTCTTGAACCCTTCTTCAACTTCACCGGTTTGGCCCATCGCTTCGCTCTTTCCTTGGCTGCCTTTTCTTCTGCTGGGGTTCGCTTGAGCCCCCCGGACTTCACCCTCGGTCTGGTGCCATCGGCATCTTCTTCATTCAACAGCTTTTCATTGTAGAGCGCAACGCTAGGACCATGGTCAAGCTGAACTTCCGAACGCCCAGTATTTTGAAAGCCAGAAATCGTTCCTGTTCTTCCTGCATATGGTCCTTCTTGAACCGTAACCCCGTCGCCAACCAAAAGCTCATTACCAGTTGAGTCTATTTGCTCTCCTGAAGTAACGTCCTTGACTGCTGCCAGCAGCGAATCTGAAACTAGTTTTTTACCAAACATATTATTTACTCCTTATCTTTACTAAAATGTCTATTGTGCATTTTCCAAGCTGTTGCATAGAGAACTTCTTTCCAGTCCTCTCCATATCTTTCTTGAAACCCTGCCTTATTTTTCTTAATGAATCTCTCTGCTTTTCCTGAAGGAGGAGATTCTTCGTCAACAAAAGACACTTCTTCTCCCCTAATTCTAGACTTCTTGGCTATATGTCGTTGCCTTAAAGTTTTTAGTGTCTGCTTGTGCCTTCTAATTTTATTATCAAGTTTTGTGTCATGTCTATCATCGGCAGCATCTATTCGGCCATCTACATCCTCGGTAGTAGTGGTGTCTTTTTCTTTCTTCGCCTTTTCTCGATCTTTGATTATACCAACATGCCTTGATGTTGGCCGTTGATACCTATTAGCCCCAGGTTCAAATGCTCCGGGATCATCTTTCTTAATCTGAGTTTCAGCCTTCTTCGTTAATAATCTTTGGGCTGGAGTGAGGCGTCGAGCTTCTTTCAGCTTCTTTTTCTTCTTCGTTTCGGCCGCCTCTCGCTCGCGGTCGACTCTTTTACGCATCTGTTCTTTTGTTGGAGGACCAGTCTTTCGCGCCATGCTAGCCTGCTGCCTATTTGATGCGCGGCGCATGTATGGATTTTCTATGTTCTCGTCAACACGACGACCCTCTTTGATGACTTTATACTTCTCATTGGTTACAGTAAACTCACCATGCTTTTTGTTGTAGGCAACAAGATTTCCTCCATCAACACCAACCAACTCTGCGGTCTGACCCTTGAGAGGAAAATCATAGTCATTAGTATCACCAGTTCCCTTGGTGAATTTTACCGTCTGCCCTTCGTCCACACAACCCTGCCCAGGAGTATCTTTCGTATACTTCTTGCGTAGTTTGCTTGTGGCCTCATCGCCTGCGCCATGCTCTTCTGAGGCGAACATTTCAAATCGTTCGTCCATGTCATAAGCCTCAGACTCGAAAGATTCGTTAATGTCATACTCTTCGTTCTTCTCCCAGTCAACTTTACTTCGCCAACCCCCAGGTTTACTGGAAGAAGAATCGGTGTCATCGGCAGCTTGTTGTTGTTGCTGTTGTGACTTTGCGGCCTCTTTCTTCTTTTTCTTTTGGTTTCGTCTCCAAAGCACAAAAGCCGCTCCGGCTAAGGCAACCTTTCCAACCTTACCCAACTCATCAAGAAACTCTTCGTCTAGTTCGGTAACATCTTCGTTCATTCGATCAACATGACTTTCCCATAAATCATTATCGTCAACTTTCTGAGCCTTGCCTCCGGCAATGAACGAATTTATTCTTGTATATGCCCATTGGTCAGGAGTAGTGGTTTCTTTCTTAGTACAATCATTATTCCAAGAGTGTAATCCTCGAACATATACTTCAGATAAAATGTCATAAGGAATTTCAGACTTCCATGCCTTGTTGACCAATCCTTCAATTAAAGAGTCTTCGGCTGACGACTGAACAAGTCCTTCTCGGACATCACCATCGAAACGACTAATCTTACCACCATGCTTCATTACCAGATCAACAACCCTGGCTTCAGAACCATACTGAGGAGTGTCATGCCCAGAATATCGGTTCATTCTATCGACTTGCTTTATTAATGCATCGTCCGAACTCGTAGGAGCTTCCTGTCCTACACTAGACTTACGGACATGGAATTGAACTTCTGTTCCGTCTCCAGATTTCCAAGAAATATTAACCAAACCTGTTCGCTCAATGTCAGAAATAAACGAATCTGTATATTCTGATGAAGGAAATTTAGCCACAAAATTCATCTTCTCTGGATGATCGTCCGCAGTAGATAGTGGTGTTGTTTGATCTGCCTCTGTTAATTTATTTGATAATTCATGAAAATTCATGCCGTTTGTTCCTTCCCCGAATATGTCCTTACGGTGCAGTAGCAACAAAAATCTGTGATATAATATTTCGTCTGTTAATAGATATTCAAATACTCTATCAACTGTAGAAAATATTTTGTTTCTTAATAATGGATTTGATCCACTCTTTTCAAAATCTCTGAATGCTCGCTTGGTGAGAGGAATATCTCCTGTACCACCAGTGGCCAGACCAAATCGCAAAAGTCTGTTAAATCGCGGACCAATAACTCCGCCTTCGTCTTCGGTTAACATTTCAACATAGTCAAAAATGCCATCTTGTTCAAATCGCTCGTTTATCTTCATGCCTTTGCGAACGGCATTGTATAAAGGCTTGGCAATCTTTGCATTGGGTGCGCCCTTCTTGAAACTAGCAAAGTCGCCCTTGCTTGCAGCAGCACGCATTTTCGATGCACTCATTCCAGATACGTCTTCGGCATCAGGGTCACGATCTCCTGCACTCACCACATCAATTTTATCGAACGTATAGTCTTTCTTGTTGTATCTATTCAAGAGAGTCTTAAATTCATTGATTCGATCAGACCCAGCCAAGAGTGTCAGATTTTTATAGCCTTCTGCTTCAAGTTTTTGTACAGCCTTGATTAACGTATTAATCCCCTCATCCGAAGAGATTTTCCTGGCATGACGCGGAAACATCTTCCGCATGAACCGGACCTTCTCTTTGAAAGTGAGGGGATTCTTTTTTGGATCTGTAGACTTTGTAGGATAGATGCGATAATCAGCGGCACGCTTCTTTGCTTCCGAAACGACGGCGTTGATTAGCTTTTCATGCCCTGTGGTTGGGGGATTAAATCTACCCCAAGCCAGGACAATGGAATCTGTTTTGGCCTCACTCAAGATGAGGTCCTGATATGTCTTCTTCTGCATTCTCGGGTTTCCCTTGGGCTTACCGGTTTACATTATATATTTCTATTATTTATAACTTCTTGGACTGTCCCGGCGTTTCTGTTTCTTTATTTTTAGACCTAAACGCCTTGAGCCTTTCTTTTTCTGCCTTCATAATCTTTGGGAATAATTTCTTTGAAATCTTCTTGATGACTGCGGATTTCTTTTCTAGTTTCTTGCTGACGACAATCTTCTGGGTGATTGATAGTTGAGACTTTGACTTTCCACCCATCAGCTTCTTGGTGAGAATGTTTCTGGCTGCAAGAATCGCTCGCTTTGTCAACTGGTCCCGGTCGGCCATTCTTCGTTGTTTGATGGCTTTCTTTCTCTGAATCCTACTGCTCATTCTTGCCATTCTCTTTCCCATCTTCATGCGTTGGGATAGAGACAAGGCTTCGTCTACGGTTTCTAATTCAGATTCGTCTTGCCATTCGTCGAAGGATTTCATGGTTTATTTCCTAGTGGTCTAGTATCCGGTTACCGAAATTACCGTAGTTGCATTCGGGGTGGTCGGACCTACGGTCAGATTGTAATATACTGTACTACGACCAGATGGAATCAAGGGATTCACGTTCCCTTCGGTTCCTGTTCCATTCGCTTCGACACACCTGCCTGTGTCGGTACTCTCTAGCAATGGTGGAACGGACTCGATGGCCTTAAGGCGAAGACATGCCGCGTCGGTGCATGTATAGGCGCCAGCGACTGCGCCCCCGGCCGCTATAGATGCATCGCTAGAGTCAATGCAAACCCTTGCACCTGCACTGGCAATAAACAACGGTGCCGAAGCACAACCAGTTGCGGGGTCGCCGACCGCGCAGAGTGTCATCACCGCGTCTTGGACTGTATACATGGCGTTTCCAACATTTTGAACTACAAAATATACAGTCTGGCCACGACCAACACGGGTGGATGTTCGGTTCAAGCTGTCGAAATTCGCCATGGCGGTGTCTGGAGCAATTTTGAACCACTTGTTTAATGCAACAGCTCCATTTGCATCTGCCTTCGCCATCGAAGGAACCAGCAAAACCCCCACAATCGCAAGGCACATCAAAAATCTTTTCTTAAACGTCATTGTATTAATTCTCCTAAAAGGGTAAAGTATTCTACTTCTATTTATCCCAATTCTTAATTGCAGAAAAGTTATTATACGAAAATTCCAGCCGATCCACAAGTTTGACTGCATTTCCTTTCAGTCTATCAACAACCACATAACCTTCGTCAGGCGTAACCTTGTATCCGGTCTTGGTCTTGATGAATGTCTTTGTCATTCGCCGCGCGCCCGTATCTAGCTTGTTGACGAGAAGTTGTTTTGCATCAAGAATATGACTCTGAAACTCAACAACTTGACGAATCGTCGCTTCGGTCTGTCGAAAAACCCGAAGATATTCTTTCATTATTTTCTCTTTTTGCTTCTTATTTTTTTCTTGCTTTACTGATCCAATCTGTCTGAGCGTCCACCATTCTTCAAAGTATTTGGCATAGCCTCGCGTGTGCGCGCGAGCATCTTTAACCTTTTCACCAGCCCGAACCAGCGTATTATTATAGGTCTTAAATGAACCTCCTGCTGCGGTACTTCCTTCCAGGGTATTTTGCATTTCAACAAAACTCTGAAGATTACGAGAATTGATCTTCTGAAGAACTTTACCTGCACGCGAAAGATGTCTAGTGATTTCCACGGTTTCTTTTTTTGTGAACAGCATGGTTCCAGAAACGTCGCGATACGATGCATCTTCAAACCAGACGTTCTTGGTCTTTTTCAATCCAGAAACGCTAGCCCCGAACGAGGCTTTCATGTCTGCAAGAGTTTTGCCGCCAGAGTATGTAGTATGCCAGACAATTCCTATCTTTGCAGACTTGATTGTCTTAGCTAAATCACTATTTGATGAAACGGCATATACAATCGTGTTGGGTTGAAATGTGATATAGTCTTCGTCACCAATCGTAGTTTTATCAAGGTCGGATTGAATGAACATCATGTCGCCTTGAAGGACACCTTTGATTCC